TGTACTTGTCGAAAAGGTTGCTACCACTCTGACTGCCACTGTATCTGTTCCATTTGAAGATATGTAACCAGCTTCTGTTAATGAAGCAACTGTAAGTTGCCCTGAAACAAAAGTCAATTGTGGGTTCGCTGTTGTTAGTAGCGACACTCCATTCTTCTGGATGTTCATCGATACTTGCGTTGCTAAACCCCCAAACGTGAATTTAGTGCTCGCAGTGATTAAGTAATTCCCTGCTGGTAATGTTATAAATCCAGCTGCGTTTACTGTTCCTATCCCATTTGCCATTTCAGTTCCGTTCGCAACTATTGCTCCTAATGTACTTGTGAGTGACGTACTAGCTGTGCGATACGAACTCACATTGTAATTCCTGGGAGCTACCGTTGTAGCTTCTAAAACAGGATTGACAAATGACACGGAATACTTCACCCGTAATTCCCCTATTTCCGATGTGTTCTGATTACCTTGCGTTGCAAGGTTAAAATTGCCAGCATCAAAGGTCTTGATGTCTGCGTTTCCTGGCAATCCTGCTGATCTCACATACAACATCGGGGTTAATGAATGAAGTTGATTTGCGCGTAGAGGTAGTGAAATGTTTTCGCACGGCATTCCGTCTACACGGGGATCTGAGTCCTCAATTTGTTGTTTCGTTGATGGGGGTGGATCATTTGCATCAAAATCAACATTCATCATAACTTTTCCTGTGGTACCATTTGTTGCGAACTCACTTACAACTCTTTTGTAATAGAATTGCAAGTAGTTGAAATGGTACTTTTCCCACTGCTTGGCTTGCTGTGATAACCAAGGGAATGTTGTTGCATTTCCTGGATTTATAGCATAGCTTGTCACTGCAAAAGCTACTGATCCTACGACCGGTGCTATAAACTCATCCTCTACTACAGTGCATGTCTTTCGTGAACGCATGCCTGTGTTTGACGGGCCTTGAGCTGCCAAGGTTTTGTTTTTTCGAGTCCGGGGTTTTCTCCCCTTTCTAGGAATAGCGACAACGCGAACGCGCTGGGCGCGAGGCTTCCTAGGTCCTCTTCGCCTTATTGTTTTCTTTCCGGGTTTCGTCCCGTTGGTTCTGGCTCTTGCCGTACTCATTTCTTTTTTATTTGGCTGCGTCAACTTTACAGGTCCCTCCAAATAAAAACTTTGTGGTTTCAACACAAAATACTGTCGCTGTCCTGTAAACAGCCGGTAATAATGAGCATCTGTCAAAATTTGACATTTCGCCAGAATCCATGTGGGTTCGTCACACATCACATCATCATATTGGCTTAATAACCATGCTATCGCGTGTCTACAAAACTTTCTGAAGGTGACATCAATCCAGCCTACGCTTAATAGCGCTGCAACTCTTTGTAATGTTGTTGCGGGAGTGTGATGGTTCTT